TTTCTGTTTCTCCCACCAAGAGCATAAAACGGAGTTCTTCTTTGACTAAATAAAGATAGAGCGGTATTCCCATATCAATATGCACGGATTTACCCGCTGAGCGGAACATCTCTGCTAGTAGCCTCAGTCGTTTATTCTTGATGACAATTTTTGCTAATTTAGCATGAAACCAAGCTGATTTTTTCTTTGCATAATTCGGAAAATAATATTCAAACCAGCAGATATAATCTTTTTCTAATCTCTTTATTCTGTCTGTTTTTTCTTTGGCGGTTTCATGGATATTGATAGAGGTTGCCTTGGCAATACGAAGACAGTGTTTGTCGTAATCCTGTAAGAGTTTGATGTATTTTTTATCCATTGATTTCTATACTTATGCGGTGTTGAAGAAATTGTTTATGATATTGTGTGCATTGCGCAGCAAAGGCTGGGTCTACCTCTGAAATAAAGTTATCCAGGTCTTTTAAAATTCGATGCACTACCACAGGGTCTGCCTGCTTGTCACAGCGGTCTAAGGCTTTCATAAGTTTTTCTACACCCGTTGCAGAGAAGGTGGGAACCCCGCCGTTAATAATACGCAGGGTCTCCTGCTGGAGTTTCTGTTTGATTACCGTAGGGGAAGCATGAAAATTCATGCGTTTTTCCTCCCAGTTGTATTTTTGAACCCAGCGGCTTACGGTCAGCTCTGTAACTTTATAAAGGGCAGCAACCTCCTTTTGCGAGGCTTCCATGTTTTCTATATAGTAGGCTTCGGCTTTAAGTCTTATGCTGTCTTTTTTTGTCGCCATTTCTTAATGTTTTTACACGCAAAATTCCCTCTATTCCTCTGCTTAAAAAAAGAAAAGTCTAAAGTTTAGACACACTCGTATTCTGTTTATACATGGCTGTTTACACATCAGACAACTTCTTTTTTTTCACGGATAAAGCCCCCAAATTTGCCTCGTTAAAACTCAGAAAAATGCCAAGATTCATACTTAATGATGAAAATGTAATGAACTCCTATGGGTTCAAGATTAAAACAGCAGGGATAGACCTTAAAAGATTTGAGGCTAATCCTGTAATGCTTGATGGACACAATCCCTCCAATCTTTCTGTTATCGGAAAATGGACAGAGATAAAGGCAGAAAATGGAAAACTTTCTGCTGATACGGACTTTGATATGGAGGATGAAAACGCTAAAACTATAGCGGGAAAAGTAGAACGGGGAGTAATAAAGGGCGCCAGTATGGGGATTTCTTTCAGCAAAAAAGATTTTTCCTATCAAAATGGAGAGCTGATTTTAGAAAAATGCAGTCTGCACGAGGCATCTATTGTTGCTATTCCAAGTAATGCGGGAGCATTAAGACTGATGATGGATGGAGAGGAAATCTCCGAAACCGATATGAAAGCCCTGTGTCTTTCAATAGCACAGAATCAAGAAGATTTTAAACCAAAATTTAATAATAAAATGAAATTAAAATTGTCACAATTAGCCTTTATCGCATTAGGTTTTGACGGCCAGACAGAAGAGGCGACACAGGAGCAGGTCAATACAGCAGTGTTGAAACTGCAGGAGGAGAAAAACAATCTAAAAGCACAATTAGCTTTATCGGAAGAGAAAGTAAATGCTTTTGTAGAGAAAGAAAAAGAAGCCAAACTCACAGCAACGAACAAGATGCTGGACGAAGCCGTTGCCAGCGGAAAAATCACAGCAGACAAGCGCCAGACTTTTGCTGACCTTGCAGCACAGAATTTTGATTTAGCTAAATCAACGCTGGATTCTCTGCCTGCAAAACAGAATTTCGGTGCAGGAGTAAAAACTCCAGCAGGAACGAGTGCTGTGGCTAAGATGGAGGACTTCCAAAAATTGAGCCTTGATGAGCAGTTAGCTTTTAAAGCTGAAAATCCAGATGCTTATAAAGAGCTTTTAAAAACCCTTTAATTATTGTTTAATCATTAAAAAAAAGAAAAGAAATGCCAAAGAATTTTCCAGAAATATGGGAAGGTCGTGTAAGACAAACCCTTGAAAACGGAGCAACAGCAGACTTCTTGGACGGAGTCAGCGAATTAGATGGAAATGTAAGCGAAATGGGAGAAGAGAATATCATTCATATTCCTACCACAGAGTTTAATCCTGAAGTTCTAATTAACAACCAAACTTACCCTATTGCAGTAGAGAGTTTCACTGATGACACGGTAATTGTGAAGTTGGATAAATACCAAACTAGAGCTACAAAAGTAACGGACGACCAGATTATTGGGGCTTCTTATGACAAGATAGATGCAGTGACTAAATCACACACTAACTCTATCAATGCCAGAAAGTATAAGAAAGCTCTTCACGCCCTTGCTCCTGATACTAATGCAGCAAAAACACCTGTATTACAGATAGCAGGAACGGAGTGTACCTATGAGGATTTGGTAGCCTTGAAAGGCAAGTGTGATGAACTTGAATGGCCAGAAGAAGGACGAAGATTGGTGCTTTGTAATAAGCATTGGAATGATCTTTTAAAGGATAGAAAGAACTTCGGTGACCAGCTTATCAACTACAAAAGTGGAGAAGTATCTCCTGTAATTGCAGGTTTTGAAATCAAGAAGTATATCGCAAGCCCTCATTATGCGGGAACTACCAAAAAACCTTTCGGTGCCGTGCCGGCAAGTGGTGACAAACCAGCTTCTGTATGCTTCGTAGTGGACAATGTTAGAAAGAAAACAGGTCTTACTAAGCAGTATTTCTCTGAAGCGGGTAAAAGCCCAGAGAACCAAGCGAATCTTCTTAACTACCGACACTATTTCATTGCGGTGCCTTTAGGGAAGAAATATGTTGCTGCATTAGTGTAGGTTAAAATCAATAATAATGAGAGAAATAAAGTATTTAGCCGTGCATTGTACGGCAACGCCACAGACGACATCTGTAGAGAGTATTAAGCATTATTGGAAAGCTCATTTAGGCTGGAAGATGCCCGGCTATCACTTTATTATAAACCCAAATGGAGAGGTAGTCCAGCTCTTAGATATAGAGAAAGTGTCCAATGGAGTCAAGGGATTTAATTCGGTTAGTATCAACATCTCTTACATTGGGGGTGTAGATAGTAAGAACAATCCTATTGACAACCGGACAGAAGCCCAAAAAAAGGCACTACTTGATTTGCTTAAAAAACTCAAAAAGCAGTTTCCAAAGGCAATCATCCAAGGGCATAGAGACTTTCCAGGTGTGAAAAAAGCTTGCCCAAGTTTTGATGCCAAAAAAGAATACGAACATTTATAATTTACAACGATGAGAAATGCATATTTAAAAATCATATCTATCTGTTTAGCGTTGGTTTTTGCGGTTTCCTGCGGAAGCAGGAAGCCTGCAGAACCGCTAATCATAGAGAATACGAAGACCATTACCAAGGAAACCCTCGTAAGAGACACTGTGGTAGTAACTCAGAGGGACAGCGTAAGGACTGAGGTCATGATAGACTGCCCGGAGGGAGGAACTCCCAAGATTAGAACCATTTATAAAAACCCACCAAGAGGCAGGATATTACAACCTCCACAGGTGGCACTTAGCGGCAATAAACTCACGATAGACTGCAAGGCGGAAGCCGAGAAATTAGCCCTCAAGCTCTATGATAAGTATGTAAAGGAGCATGAGAGTAAACAGATACCTGTCTATATAGAAAAGCCCTTTAAATGGTATCATTCAGCCCTGATGTGGTTTGGAGCACTCAGTTTATTACTATTTATTATCGTTGGTGTAGCTCCTCTATTCATTAAATCTAAACTTTAAAGTAAAAAACAATGGAACAAGTATTTATAGATAATCCAAAGCTAGATGTAGCTTATAAAACAGCTGATGGTCATTTTTTCTTCCTGGAAAACGATGCAGTAAACTATGCATCTACTCTTGAAGACAAAACAGTAGAAAAAGTTACTCCAAAAAGGGAGAAAGCAAAGGAACCAGCAGATAATACTGCTAATGAACAAGGCGACAAAAGAGAGCAAAAAATATCAGAATTAAAAGAGTTAGAGCTGATTCCTAAAAACTTCAACAAAATGAAGTCACTAGCAGCCTACTTCAAAGTAGAACTTGCAGAAAAACCAAATGCAGAAGACCTTATTAAGGCTCTTACAGAACTTAAAAACCAAATAACTCAGTAAAAATGAACGGAGTAAAATTTATTAGAGAAAACGGCGGACTTG